ACAATTGAATTAAAAAACTCAAGTGGCACGGTATTATCAACCACAACTCAAACAAGAACAGATATAGATGGCTTTAAAGGAAACTGTAATGGTTATCCAACATCTTCTTCTACAGGTCTTTCAGCTGACTGTGGCCAATACAATGATCAAGTTATTTATAATAATTCAGGATCTAATAAAGTAGATTGGTCTTGGACTGGCACTGATAATAATACAGGTACAGCAAGTAGAGGCGGACCAAATCTTTTAGGTGCTAAACTTACAATGACTTACGATAATACTGTATTGAATGAAGATACGTCAGATGCACTAGAAGACGTTGAAGAAGCATTAGAAGATTTACAGGACGAAGTTTTTGAAGACATGGAAGAATTTTTCTTTGAAGAAGAAACATTTACTTTTAACGAAGAACCACAATTTGAAATGGAAATGCCAATGGAAATTTATGAAGAGACAGAAGAACTTGTTGCAACATTCTTACCAATGGTTTCTGAAGAAGAGGAATTTTCATATGAAGAATCGTTTATCGAATCAGATGGACCCATATTCATGGAACCAACCGAGGATGGAGAAAGTTTCGCTACAGAAACATTCCAAGAAGAAGAGATAATAGAAGAAGAGCCTATGATGACTGAAACATTTCAAGAAGAGGAGATAATAGAAGAAGAAATACCAGAAGAGGCACCTACAGAAATGGCTGAAGAAGAAATAATAGAAGAAGAAAATACTGAAATGGCTGAAGAAGAAGTTATTGAAGAAGAACCTACTCAAATGGTACAAGAAACTAATGAAGAAAAAGAAGAAGAAATTAAAGAAGAGAAATCTAATAGCGAGACTCCTAAGAAGTCCGCTGTTCAGACTAAGAAGCTTGCCAAACAAAAAGCTATACAACAGAAAAAAGCTATCATCAAAAATCTTGCAAGAATAATGGATAAAGTTGACAAAGACATTAAGGATATTTCTAAAAATTTAGCGGTAAAGAATATCATAAAAATGGAGGCAATGACAAGCGAACAAGCATCATTAAATGCGTATGCAAATACACAGTTTTATAAGCCAAAAAACATATATTTAGATCAATTACCTATATTTGATAGTAGATTAATATATGCAGATAAGAGTCTTGCAACTTATATTCAAAATGATAAGATGGAAATCAAAGCACGTAAGCTTCAAGAAATTAGATCTAGAAAACAACAGATATTAATGGAGTTGGAGGTACTTAAAAATGGATAAGAATAAAAAAAACAAAGTAAAAAAAGTAATTAAAGCTTTGAAGAAAGCTTCTAAATCACATGCTGGTCAAGCTAAAGTATTAAAGAAAGTGATGAAAAAATAATGGATAAGATTAAAAATCAATTAGCAGGAGTTGCAGCACTATTAGGTGTTATTGCAGCAATAGGTGGTGGGTTTGTAAAGTATGGTGAGATCGTTACAAAATTAGATGCACTAGAATCACAAGAACATTCAGTTGTTGATACATCAGGTATTGAAAGTAAAATTGCTGTGTTAGAAGAAAAAGTTAACAAATTAGAAAATATTGACACATCACATAGTCATGATTTTGTAAAGCACGATCATCCAGTTGATCATAGCCACACTAAACCTATGGTTAATTCTAAAGAAATAGAATTACTAAAAGTACAGATAGAAGAATTAAAAGTATCAACTTCTAATCCATTAGCAAACTAAAAAATTTTTCATGCAATTATCGAAACACTTTAAACTTGAAGAAATGACTAAGTCAATGACCGCAACGCGGAAAAACATTGATAACTCTCCAGGATCTGGAGATATAAAAAATTTAGAAAATGTGTGTTATGAAATATTAGAACCAGCTCGTGCACACTTTGACAAACCAATAACTATTACATCGGGCTACAGGTCTGAGGCGCTGTGTGAGGCAATAGGATCGAAAAAGACGTCGCAGCATGCAAAGGGCCAGGCGGTTGACTTTGAAATAGCTGGTGTTCCAAATATTCAGATTGCTTACTGGCTTTCTAATAACGTAGATTTTGACCAATTGATACTCGAATTCTACAACAAAGATGATCCAGCAGGTGGTTGGGTTCACGTGTCATACAATGAGGCTGGTGCTAATAGAAAACAAGTGCTCACTTATGATGGTAAAAGCTACGAAAACGGACTCCCAGAGATGAAATGGAGTGGGGGAAAAGTTGTCGGATAGAAGCAATTTATTTGCAGAAATAATCAGAAGAGCAAAAATGGTAGATGGTGTTTGTCCACATTGTTCAGAACACACATTATTAATATCTGTAGTACAAGATTATTACAGATGTTTAAATTGTGGCGGAGATATTGAGCAAAAAATAAACGGTAAAATCAGTTATTTACCAGTAGATTTAGCATTAAAAGAAACAAAAGGCGATGGCAAAAAAATCTAAAAGTTTATACGCAAAAATGGAGCACGAACCAGTATTTCACAAAACTTCAATTGGACGCAACCCTAGCTTGTGTAAAATGAACAAATCCCGTCGGCGTATGTTTAAAAAATATCGCGGCCAAGGCAGATAGGGGTTGACAAATATCCCTGGATATCCTATATATACAGAATGAAAGGAAAAATATGACACAATTAACAGACGAGCACTTTGAATTACATAGTGCAAATAAAGATAGAAAATATCAATCTGAGCAAAAACTAAAAGCTAGAATAGATATATTAGAAAAAGCATTGGAAGATATACATAAAATATTAAAGGAGGCTTATGAAAACAGTTACTCTAAACGTTAATGGTATATCACAAGGACAATGGTCTACATTTATACTAGAATTAAATTTAATGAAGAAGGCATGGAAACCTTATGGTGTGAATGTAGAATTAAAAACACATTCGTTAAAAAGAATAATAGAGAAAGGAACAAGCAATGGTGAAAACAACAGACCATATAGACGAGTTAGCAAATATGTGGCAACAAACAAAAGATCCTAAATACAAAGATCTTTGGTATAAATATATAAAGGAGTTTGCAAATGGACTTAATACTATTGAACGACGGAGTGTATCATCTAGTAGAAATAACAAAAGAGATGACCAAAGGTATAGAGTTATTAAGTGAAGTAGATTGTTTTGATCTTTGTGATATATTAAGGTTGCATTTAACAACCTATTATGATTATCCAATCAATGCCCATGTTATGAAAGATGGCACGGGTGATTTTTATGGGTGTATTTGTAAATAGAATTATAAGACCGTTAGTAGGCGTCCAAGTCCAGCAGTATTGCGTTCCACTGTACGTCCGCGATGACCTGAAAGGGTAGCAACGAAAGCGGCGCCAGCTACGTTAGTACGTGCACGGAAAGCGTAGGGGCCGAATGAATTATAGTCTTAATACTTTATGCGCAAACCATTTTATTAAATTTTTTATGTGATGATTTAAATATTCATTAAAAAAATATCTTATGAATCTTACAATTATAAGAATAGGACTAGATAAAACATCAAAAGCAATTAAACCTACATCAACAAATAAATCTATCCAATGGTCAACAGTGGACCATTCTTTGAACCGTTGCCATTTATTTTTAGTCCATTGAATCATATAGTGCTTTGTTCTTTACAATCAAAAGCAGTAAATGCTTTATGTTCTTCAACAAAATTTGAACCCATAGCTCTTAAAAATTCACCAGAATAATCGTAGCCATAAAGAATACATTCATTATAAGTTTTAAACTCATAAAAAGGTGTGGGCATAGGTTTACATTCGTTACCAGGAATCCCACTACAAACCACCATTATTAAAATAAATTTTATCATTGACTTTTGGTATTAATCTCCTATATAGTCATTATAACTAAATGAAAGGAACAACATGACTGATATAACTAAATATAGAAACGTTTCACTTACCAAAGAAACATACTCTACTTTAGAGAAATTGTCGAAGGTATTATTGCCTGATGCAAAATTATCTATATCAAAAACAGTAGAGTCTATTGCAAACGAAAAAGCAAAAAAACTAAATGGTAAAATAAAGGATAAATAATGTTTACATTGAATGAAGAACAAAGAAAACAATTACTACAATATTTATGGCAAAAACCTTATGGAGAAGTTGCAACACACATTGCAATGCTTTTATCACTAAAACCCGTAGAAAAAAAAGATGACAAACCAAAAAAAGATTTGTCCTAATTGTTTTGGTAATGGATTCGTTAAAGTTAAAGAATCCATTAACCGAATTGATGACGTTATACAATGTGTAGTCTGTAACTCACAAGGCGAGGTACATGACAAAGAGTATGATGAGTATTTTAAAATATACAAAATACTAAAACCATCCGATGCGTAAGAGCAGACACTGGTTAGAAATTGACCAAGATTCAGTTGAAGTAGAAATTAGAGACGAGGATCATGTATCAAGGGACAATCAAGAGTTTGGACACACGGGTGGTAAGAAAGTTATACAAAAAGATAATAAACGAGTACCGCGATTCAAAACAAAATTAGAAGAATTAATTTGGATTGCACAACAAAAAGAAAAAAAATAAATTTAGGAGTATAATGGAAGAAAGTAATATAGCCTATATTGCTGGATTGTTTGATGGTGAAGGTTGTATCCAATACAAACAATACATGCGAAAAAGAAAACATAATAAAAAAGCATACCCAACATGGTCTATTAAGATGGAAGTAGCTATGACTGATAAATCTGTTTTGATCTGGATGTGTGAAGTTTTAGGTGTTGGCACTGTGACAGAAAAAAAATATAAAACTGCATACACTGTTGGTTGGAAAAAACAATGGCGTTGGCGATGTAGCCATCAACAAGCATATTATGTTGCAAGATTGATTTGGCCTTATGTACATGTTAAACTACCTGGCGTGCAAAAGATTATAGATCATTATGCTGATAGAAAGTTAAAAGTTATGAACAGTAAAGTTGTATCTCTAGATGAGTACAAGGAATCTATGAGTTTAGAATGAAATGGAATAAATTATATAAGTACCCGGCATCAATGCGGACATCTATTGAAGGTAAAAGACATTACGAGATAACTGGTAAAAAGTTACCGTCGGTGACTACAATTTTATCAGCAACCAAATCGCAAGAAGCTATAGACTCGATCAATAGATGGAAGGCGCGGGTGGGCGAGGATCAGGCGACAAGAGTCAAGGATCAAGCAGCCTCGCGCGGCACCAACATGCACTATCACTTGGAAAAATATATCTTAGGAGAAGGACACAAGGACCTAACAGACGAGGGTCAGGTAGCAGGCGACATGGCTCAAGTGATAATTGACAAGGGTTTATGCGATCTTTCTGAAATATGGGGCAGTGAGGTTACCCTATATTACCCGGGTTTATATGCAGGTGCTACAGATTTGGTTGGTGTATATGATTATGAAGACTCAATAATAGATTTTAAACAGTCCAATAAACCAAAACGTAAAGAATGGATAGAAGATTATTTTATGCAGCTAGGAGCATATGCTATGGCTCACAACCAGGTTTATGACACCGAGATCACTCAGGGTGTGGTCCTGATGTGTACACCAGACAATTATTTCCAAAAATTTCAAATAAAAGGCAAGGAGTTTATCAAATATCAACATAAATTCCTAGAAAGACTCAACAAATATTATAATGATTCTAAACTGGACAAATAAGGCAACATTGCCACATTTAAAAAGTGAGGTTTTATGCGGTTCATCACCACCTATAGGTTTTTTGAAATTATCAAATTTGACAAAACCCTTTAGAAAAAGAGAGGTGATCTGGCACTTTGGTGATCAGCAAGGAATACCAACGTTTTTTGAAGACAGGGGCCGCGAGGATACTTTGGATTCGATTTTTGCATTTAAAATTCTGGAAAACCTATAGGCCTGATGCTATAGAACCCTATGCCCAAGAAAAGAAAACTTAATACAATCAATAAAGTCAATAATGATATACCATTTCCAAAATACAGAGTGGAATGGGTTGACTGTGTTAGTGATTCTGGATGGGCTGATGAAAAACAATTTAATAAAATGAAATTAGCTAGACCTGTAAACGAAGGTTGGTTATACGAAAAGACAAAAGATCATATTAAAATATTTGCTTCTTACGATAAAGATGAAGATGGGATTACTTTTGGAGATCGGACGATGATTCCTCGTCAATGGGTGAAGAAGATGACGAAACTTTCTTAATTTTAGGTAAAATTTTTTCATCTATATTTTGTTGAGTCTCACCATCAATTAACGGTGAGTATTCTTTTAAGATAGTTGCAAGTTCTTTTCTCATATCTTCAACACTAGATTTTTTAATATCACCAGTTAGTATCATTTTCTGTTCAATATACAGTCCACCAGCCTTACCACGTGCTACTTCCGCATTAGTGGCCGCAGACCATGCCTTAGACTTTCTTGCTTCATCTCGTAGTCTACCAAGCTCAGTAAGATGGCTTTCTATATCAATCTTAAACTTCTGTTGATTATCTTCTCTTAACTCACCTATATATTTTACAACCAATGGAAATTTTTGGGGGTTCTGTAATTCTGATGCTGTAATTCTAGCTCTATCTTTTTCATATCCAGCTGCAACAGCACATTCATATGCATGCATACGTCCCTCATTAGTCACCAATAAGTTGGCAAACTTTAGTTGCATTTCGGTTAATCTTTTAGGTACTCCCATAACTTGACTTTTAACGTAACATAACGTAATAGTCAACTACATGATAAATGCGAAAGAATTAGCTAAACAGCTAGATAACTTTTTAAAATCACCTACATGTCAAAATGCTAGGGTACAAGTTAAATTACCAAGAGGTGAGTTTCATTCACCAGATGGTCATTTTGATATTCATTCCATTACATTATTTGAAAATAATATAATTGGTGCAAGAGAATCCCACAGATTAGTAATTGAAATTTCTGCAGAAAATTGGAGAATGGGTTCTGTTAAGAAGAAAAAATCGTAAACACTTGTTACGTCGAAAAATTGATGGGACCAGAAGCAAAATTTTATCAATATTGGAAGAAAAATACACCTAACATTTCGTATACAAGACTTGAAAATACTAGCAGTTTAGGTACGCCAGATGTGTTGGCATATAATAAAAAAGGCACATTTTTTACCATTGAATTCAAAGTAACAAAACGTAACAAACTAACATTTTCACCACACCAAATTGCGTTTCACGTGAAACATCCACAGCATAGTTTTATCTTAGCCAAGGCCCTCGTTACCGGCTGCTTGAAACTTTATACAGGAGACAGGATTCAGGAGCTTGTTGACTCAGGCTTGTTGCTTGATGGTTCTGCAACAGGGCTTGATGCTTGTCGCTTGTTGCTTGAAGATTTAGCTTGATGGTTCTTGCTTGAAGATTCTGGCAGCTTGTTGCTTGAGGCTTGTTGTTTCTGGAACTCTTTGGCTCTCTTGCGCATTTCCTGGTAATATTTAGGGTGTTTGAATACAAGCATTATTTTAGTGTTTCCCGTATTGTATATTTTTAATTTCTTTATTCCAGCAATTTCTGCAGCTGCCACACTGGCCGCTCTGATCTGGTGCTGGACACGTCCTGTCTCCAGGCTTCGTTGAGACTGTAGACGTATGCGGCCAACTCTTCACAGCTGGTTGATCAATCATTGTGCCAGAGAACCTGATCACTAGGTTTGAAGGCGCGCGCTCAATATATTTCTTTGTCCACGCTTCGCGCGTTGGCATCCAGTGCTTAATGTCTGGAGTCCTCCTGCAAATCTCAAAAATTTTTGCTAGGTGTTTTAAATCTTGTACATCTCCTGCATCGTGCCATCTAAAAAATTTGTGCTTGCTTACCGCGTAACTGTTTATTTTTGTTGTCATAGCCTGAACCCAAAGCGGGTGCCTGATGGCTTTAAGTCTTTTATATTGCGATTCGCGTATAGCGGGAAATCTTGTATAATTGCCTTTCATTGCATAACAGCCGCTGCAAACAGAGCCCGGAACCTTCGCGAGCTTCGCGCCTGTTTTGCATTCCCACGCTGGCAGCCCATATGCAAAACCAGGCATTTTGTCTGGCTTCGATAATGATATAATAATTTTATCTGCTTCTTTTATTAACATTTCTTTCTCCTTTATATTGTAGGATAACATTATATCTAGCTCTTGTCAAGCTTGCCGCTTGTTGCTTGCAGCTTCGGGCTTGTTGCTTGTAGCTCGAGCCTTGAGCCTCGAGCCAGCGCCAGTGCTGCACTAATATTTTGATACTAGGCAGCCCAGGTTGTCTGCTCACTTCTTATATTCATTTACAGACCAAGCCAAATCGTCAATCTGTTCCCATATCCAATCTGCTTCGCTTCCTTGTAAATGCTCTACAATGTATTTTTCTAGAAAATTATTTAGTTTACGTTCTGTCCAGGTATCAAAATTATCTGGCAAGTGTTTACATAAAAC